CGGGTGCGGTCATGAGAACGTGCTAACCGATTATTTCCCCGATTGTTTGGCCGAAGTCTCCGAGGGTCATGTAATACGGATATGCCAAAAATGCAAAAAGGAAATTGATTACCGAAATGGAACATGGATTGCCCGAAATCCTTCAAGTAAAATCAGGGGCTACCATTTCAGTCAATTATTTTCCGCCACGATTAGCCCGCTTAAAATTCTCACGGCCTACAAGGATTTGGTATACAAGGATGTTTTCTATAACAATAAATTGGGGCTTCCTTATATTGACATATCGGAGCAATTGAAAGCCGATTTTCTCAAAACCCTTTGCGGTTCCGAAGCCCCCAGCTTTCCCGCCGGGATGCAATCCACCATTGGCATTGACCAGGGGAAGCTTTTGCATTGCGTGATTAGTTGGCCCGCCCCGGATGGACGGCGGCAATATCTGTTTCGTGTCCTCCGAGAATTTGAGGAAATAGATTCCCTGGTTCGTGAGTATCGGGCTTTCAGCGTGATTATTGACGCCATGCCGGAGACACGGAAGGCCAGGGATTTACAAAAGCGTTTTCCGGGCCGTGTGTGGTTAAGCTATTACGATGACAACGTGGATAATGACCCGAAGCTAGATAACAAAAAAGGCCAGGTGAATAGTAACCGCACCATGACCTTGGACGTAAGCCGGGACGTACTCCTAAACAAAATGGCGATTTTGCCGCCCATGAGCCGGGACGTTGAGGAATTTTGCAAGCATGGCGAAAACCTTGTCAAAGTGAGGAAGCAAGATAAGATGGGGAATATATGGTACGAATATGCAAGGACCGGCCCGGACCATTTCCGCCATGCCCAAAACCTAGATACAATTGCTTGGCGGTTCGCCAAGATACCTAGGGCACGCTGGCTATGAATCCCTTTGCGTTGCTCATGCCTCGGATCAGGCAAATTCTATTCCATTGGTCTATTGGGGCCAAGAATTTTTCCGCCTTGCGGGCATATGGGCAAACCCAATTAGACCCGAAATCCAAATACATTGATTATGATTCCTACCTCAAGGCGGCCCAACAAATTGCCATGGTCTATAAATGCGTTTCTATTATCGGGGAATCTATTTACCTCAAGCGGTTTAAGGTATTGGATGCCGATAACGGGGAAATTACCAAAGGGCCAGTAATTGATTTGCTCAAGCGGCCTAATCCGTTTATGACCGGCCCGCAATTGCGGGAAGCTATGGCCTGGAATCTTTTGCTAGTGGGAAATAATTATACCCTCAAAGATGATTTAATCGGGAATCTTCCACGGGAATTATGGCAGTTGCCCCCGCAAAATGTGACCATCATTCCTAACAGGGAAACATTTATTTCCGGGTTTGTGTTCCGCCCGAATGGGGCCAGTGGGCGTGGGGATGGGATGCCATTTGATGCGGCGCGGGTGAGCCATACGAAATTGCCCCACCCTAGGGATTCCTGGTATGGCATGGGGAAAATTCAAGCATCTATTATGACTTACGAAATTGACAATGCCGCCCATCTATTCAGTTGGAAATTTTTTGAACAAGGGGCGTGGCTCTCCGGGGTACTGGAATCAGAAAACCAAATGACCGAGGAAAGTTTCACCCGGCTCAAAAAAGAATTTTTACAGGAGCATCAAGGCGTAGAGAGGATGCAAAAGCTGGCCCTCTTGGAAGCCGGATTGAAGTACAAACAAACCGGCGTCACTCAAAAGGATATGGAATTTTTGGGCACGTTGAAATTTACCCAACAGGAAATCCTGTCTATTTTCGGGGTGCCCCCGGCCAAGGCGGGCATTATGGAGAATGCCAATTATTCTAATTCTGAGGAACAGGATTTAACGTATCAACGGGAAACCATTGCCCCGTTGGTCAAGCGAATTGATGAGCAAATAACCAAAGATATTGTGATGCCGTTCAATCCTGATTGGCGGGTGGAAACGGATATGCCAATTTTCGATGATGACAAATCCGAAAGCGAAGTAGCCCAACGGTACTTTGCCTTAGGGGCGATTACCCCTAATGAAGTGCGGGTAGAATTTTTAGGCTTGGAGGAATCCGATACCCCCGGCATGAATAGCTTTTATCTTCCGGTGGGCCTTATGCCGGTTGACGCCATGGAAGAACCGGCCCCCCAGGAAGGCACGGAACCCCCGGGCGAGTCCACCCCCACCAGGGCGTTATACCCCCGGTTGACCGTATCGCACATGAAACGAGCCGTGGGCCGTAATCGGATTTTGCTTTCGTATGATCGGATGAAAAACCGAAGGCGGCCTAAAGTGCGGGCGGCGTTGATTGCCTATTTCAAGGATCAACAGGCCGCCGTAATCCGCTATCTTCGGGAACATGGGGTACGAGCCAAGGCCATGGCCGTGGTGAAGGCTCCCACTTCGGGATTTAATTGGGAAGGCCAGGCGGGGAAAATCAATAATCTGATGAAAGGGGAATTTGACGCCACGATATCGGCCAGCGTGGATATTTTGAACGCCCTAACCGGCTCAAAATTAAAACATGATGACCCCAAGCTATCGGCGGCCCGTAGCACGTTGGCCAATCGGGTGCCCAGGGTTAATCGGACTACTCGGACGGATTTGGATGAAGTAATATCCTTGGGCGTGGATCGGGGCTATTCTTTGGAGCAAATTATTGACGGCGTTTCGGACGATGAATTTAAGGGCGTGAAAGGCGTATTCACGGAAGCTACAAACTACCGGGCGGAACGAATTGCCCGCACGGAAATTTCCGCTACCTGGGACCGGGTGAGTGTCCGAAGCTATAAAGATGTGGGGATATCCACTTTAGACGTAATCGGATGCGAAGGCGGGCCGGAGGGGCATACCGTGGAGGGGGAAAAATACGGGTGCCTTTCCACGGGCATACCCATTGATGAGGCGGATAGTATCGAATTCCACCCTAATCATGTGGGCGTGTTGGTGCCGGGCCGGAGGGGTTGACGGTTTACCCTTCAATGTTAAAACCAATCCATGACTAAAGAAGAAATGGCGGCTTTGGAAAAAGAATTGCGAGAGAAAAAAGCCCATGAATCTTTTGCCGAGGTTCGGTCCGTGAACGTGGATGAGCGTAGCGTGGAAGCCTATGCTAGTTTTAAGAGCGTGGACCGGCAAGGGGAAATTATCTTGCCCCAAGCCTTTGTCGGCACCCTGGAATTATTTAAGAAAAATCCTGTCGTGCCCTGGGCGCATAATTACGATACCTTGCCAGTGGCAAAGGCCACCAAATTAATGGTGGACGAAAACGGCCTACGGTTTACGCCCATATTTGCGGATCATGCCTTTGCCGAGGAAGTATGGGGAATGTACCGGGATGGGTTTTTAAGTGCCTTTTCCGTGGGCTTCATTCCGAAGGCATGGCGGAAACCTACTGAGGATGAAGTCAAATCCTACGGGCAAAATATTTACCGAGTGATTGAAGATTTGGAATTGTTGGAGGTGTCGGCTGTGCCCATCCCGGCCAACCGGGAAGCCTTGGTTACGGCGGCGGGCCGGTCCATTGATTTTGGGGATTTGAAGGATTTGCGGGCGGCCTTCACGGAGATAGGAAAAAGCAAATCGGTATCCGATGCTAAGGCTTTGGAAGATGCGGCCACGGCCAAGGAATTGGCGGATTTGTTGGAATACTTGCAAGCGTCAATAGTGGACCAAGCATTAAAACAATTGGCCGATGAGGCAAAAGCCTTGGCCGATAAACTCACGGGAGGAAAATAATATGGACGTTAAGGAGTTGGTAGCGGGCATTAAAGAAGAATTTGAGAAAATCGGTTCGGTTACGGAAAAACGGTTGGGCGAAATCGAAAAGGCATTGAAGGGATTTGTTTCCGCGGAAACGGTGGAAGCCCAAATTGCGGCCCTAAAAGCTTCCCCGGCCACCAATCGGGATATGAAATTCACGGCCCCCGATGGCAAGCAAGTGGATAAGTCATGGGAAGCCAATGCCAAGCGGTTTGTTACCGCCGTGGTGGATAAGAACCAATCGGAATTGAAAGCCCTGAATACCCAGGTGGGATCAGAAGGCGGATTCTTGGTGCCCGATGAAATGGCCCAGGATATTATTTACAAAATCGAAGCCCCCAATCATTTGTTGGGGAAGGTGACTACGGTTCCCATTGGTTCCATTTCCGGCGAAATGCCCAGGGAAGGGGCGGCGGTATCCGTATTTTGGAAAGGGCAAAATACCACGGGGACAGAATCAGACCCCGCCACAGAGCAAATCAAATGGAAAGTGAATGCCTTGTTTGGCATGACCCGGACGAGCCGGGAATTACTGGCGGATAGCCGGTTTAACGTGGTGCAATATTTTGACACGTTATTTGCTAAGGCATTCCGTAAGGAAATCCAAAACAAAATTATCAATGGGACCGGCTCCGGGGAACCCCTGGGCTTGCATAACCAAATTGGTATTGGTGCAACGGGCCAATTAGGGGCCAATTTGGCGGCGTCCGACCTAATCAAGGTTCGGCGTACCTTAACCGAAGAATACCGGCAAAATGCCGCATGGGCCATTCACGGCACGGTTATTTCCTTGATCGAGCAATTGATAGACTTACAGGGCCGTTTCCTGTATTTGGACGGCTTGGCCCCTCAAGCCCCCGGCACCCTGTTAGGGCACCCGGTCCTTGAAATTCCGCAAATTCCCACCACCCTAGGGGCGGGCACGGAATCGGAAATCTTCTTAGGGGATTGGAGCCAATATTTTTGGTTTGACCGTGGCGAATTCGGCCTGGAAACTTCCACGGAAGCGGAAAATGCTTTCGTCAAGCACCAGCTTTTGATGAAAATGTGGGGCCGTTGGGATGGGCAAGTGGCTTTGACGGATGCCTTTAAGAAATTAACCGGCGTCAAATAACGCAGGGATAAGGGAGGAAACGACAATGCACACAATGCAGGAAGGAACGAAAACGATTTTGGCCCTGACCCCTCAAACCTTGGCGGCTTCGGCCAACGGGTTAGCGGTGGATCGGCAGGGCTTCAATGAAGTGTTATTCTTAATCGGGATCGGGGCCATTCATGCCGATACGGTTATAGCTGTCAAAATGCAAGAATGCGCCACTTCGGGCGGAACTTATGCCGATGTGACCGGGGCAACAATCGCCAACATCGTGGGTTCGGATGATGATAAGAGATTTGAATTGTATGCCGATTTGGAAGCCCGATTGGCATTTGTGCGGT